ACTCAATAGGATCCGCTAAATGGCCAACACGAACATCAACTTAGTTGGTTTAGATTTCAATACACTAAAAGATAATCTAAAATCATTCTTAAAGAACAATACACAGTTCAAGGATTTGGACTATGAGGGTTCAAACATCAACGTATTGCTAGATGTCCTTGCGTATAACACGTACCTCAATGGCTTCTATACCAACATGGTTGCTAGCGAAATGTTCTTGGATACAGCACAATTGAGGGATAGCGTTGTATCCCATGCCAAAGAGCTTAACTACGTTCCTCGTTCATTTACTTCCGCACAAGCAGAAATAACTGTTGCCATAACGCCGTCTTCTACTGTATCGTCGGTATTGATCCCCCAATATACTTCTTTTACTTCTAGAGCCGGTTCAAATACCTATACGTTTTCTACTAATGAGGCTACTGTGTTGACGAGTTCAAGCAACGGTGTGTTCTCAGCAAATGTTAGTTTATACGAAGGGTCATTGGCTTCTGAGACTTTTATTATAAACTCTTCAAATACATCACAACGGTATGTCTTGTCTAACCCGACAATAGACACATCCAATATGTCTGTGACACTGTATGAAGACAACGGACAAAACGTATACACATATACAAAAGTGGATCAATTGTTTAGCATTGATTCTACATCAAAAGTATTTTTTATACAAGCTGCTCAAAATCAACAATATGAAGTTGTGTTTGGTGATGGTGTGTATGGAAGAAAACCAAAAGATGGATCTTCCGCTGTTGTAAAATATAGAACAACATCAGGTGAATTGCCTAACGGCTGTTACGTATTTACTTCTGACGGTGCTATCGATGGTCACCCTAACGTTATTGCAACGACACTTACACCTGCTGCTGGTGGAGCGGTTGCTGAGACGATCGGTTCCATTAAGTTTAACGCGCCACGATCGTTCCAAGCACAGGATCGCGCAGTAACAGTTCGCGACTACGAGACGTTGTTGTTAAATCAATTTGCCGACATTCAAGCTATTGGTGTATATGGTGGTGAAGAAGCAGACCCCCCTCAATTTGGCAAGGTGTTTATTTCTGTTGACGTATACAATGCCGATGGCGCGCCGGAGTCACGTAAGAAGACATTCCAGGATTATTTAAAAGACAAAACACCTCTTACAATTACACCGGAATTTGTTGATCCTGACTTCATGTATGTCAAATTAAGTACATCTGTAGAATTTAACGTCAACGGTACTACAAAATCAATTACAGATATTATAACAGCTGTTCAGGCTGCTATAAGTGGATTTAGTTTAAATAATCTTGAAAATTTTAAAAAGACTTTATACTATAGTGCTTTATCAAAAACAATCGATGCTGCCGATAGTAGTATTGTTGGTAGTGATACAACGTTGTATGCGATCAAAAGAATTGTTCCTGTTTTAAATACCGATTATAGTATTATCATTCAAACTTATAACGAATTACAAATGGAGCAGGGACCCGTTGTCGGTACAGGTGAAGCACAATATGGACACGTATTTAAATCATCTACATTTACGTATGTGGATTCAAAATGTTTGTTGGTAGATGATTCACTTGGAAATGTTTATGTTGCTGCACAAAATGGTAACTACATTCAAATACTTACTAAAGTAGGAACAATAAATTACGCGACAGGTAAAGTTACAATTATTAGTTTGAATATTTCTGCATATGATGGTAATTACATTGAGTGTCAATTTACAACAAAATCCAAAAACATTACAGGATATAAGAACGTAATTTTGGAAATTGCTCCTACGGATGTGACAGTTTCTGCTAGTGGTGTTAAACTATGAAGAGTATTGAACCAATCATTTCACCGTTAGTAAAATCTCATTTCCCAGAATTTTATGTGGATGAGGGACCTAAGTTTGTTGACTTTGTTCAGCAGTATTATGCGTGGATGGAAACAGAAAACCAAGTATTGAACGTGTCGCGAAATTTGTTTGACTACAAAGATATTGATAACACATCAAATAGCTTTATTCAATATTATAAGAACAAATACCTTGCTAGTTTTCCTCTTACTTCCGTTGCCAATACACAGATGGTCACAAAGCACTCGCTTGACTATTACAGATCAAAAGGAACAGAGCGCGGCGTTCAGTTAGTATTGCGTGGGTTATATGATGAACCGTCGCATGTTTTTTATCCTAGTACAGACCTATTCAAAACGTCGCATGGTACTTGGGTAAGACCAACTTACCTAGAGTTATCAGTACAAGAAAGAACAAAAACTTATGTTGGTAGACAGGTTGTGGGTGCTGATAGTGGCGCTACAGCTTTTGTTGAATCACTTGTTCGCAAAAGAGTAAACTCCAAATATATTGAAGTCGCTTATTTGAGTGGAGTGATTGGTAATTTTCAAACTGGTGAATACATTACATTAACAACAGATACCAATCTTGCAAATGCTCCTACTGTCGTTGGCTCGTTAACATCATTGACAGTTGTAACTGGTGGTGCCAACTTTGCTGTTGGTGATATTTTTACAATTAGCTCGTCTCATGGCAAACAAGGCAAAGCTCGTATTACGGAAGTAAATAACGAAACTGGTAAAGTGTATTTTACATACGTAGATGCTCTAACTAGCGGTGGATGGGGATATAGTTTAGCGCATGCAAACGTTATTATTGCTTCAAAGATGTTGTCATTATCTAACGTACAAAATGCAAATGCCAGTATCAATACATTTTCTTTGTTTGAAACCCTATCACAAAATTTAGTTTCAATAACATATACAACAGCCCGCCCAGATAACAGCAACTATGCTATTGGAAATGTAATTGAAAATTATTATGCAAATGGCGTTGTTGCTGCTAATGCTATTATCGTTACATCTACGCCGACTACCAATACATCCGGTACAATTATAATTGCACCGCAGACCGGAAATGTTAGCACCGTGGATACAGTGTTCGCGATAAGAGGTACGGGTACAACGGCTACATTTAATGCAAACTCCGGGGTTGCAAACACAACAGAGTTTATTACAACCATAAGCCCCCACACGTTTGCTAACGGTGATATCGTTGTGTATTCCACCCGTACAGGAAACACAGCGTTGGCCGCACTGAGTGAGGGTGCAGCATATTGTATTATAGGAGCTAACAGTACAGCGTTACAGCTCGCTAATACAGCTAATGGAGCAGCAATCAACCTTACAGCAGGGTTGAACCAAACAGGACACGTGCTTACCAAGTCGCTTGGTTCTGGTGTAATAACAGGGTATGCAAATAGAACAGCAACAGCCAATGTGATGGGTGCCAATGCACAATACGTTGGTGTTGTTAATATTATAAATCCTTTCATTGCAACGCCATACGCTAACATCGTTGGATCAATTACAAATACAACAGCAACCGTTGCCAATGTTAGTACAGGCACCGGTGCTTCATTTAAAATTGGTTTGTTAACAGATACAGAGTCTGTGTTTTTAACACCAGATTTTCTTTATAGCAATAATACACAAAACGTTGTGTTTAGTACCGTTAATCTTAATGGAAATAATTCTGGTGCCCCATTGTTGTATGGTTCACCACAGTTGCTGAGTACGGGTGATTATGCAAACGGCGGTTTTGGCTTTGTTAAATATCCTGCTTCCAATATGGATAGCATTTTGTTGGATTGTCTTCGTTTTGATGCAACTACAATTGGTTCCATTGCAACAATAGTCGGTATTAATCCGGGCGCCGAATATAACGTCGACCCATTTACAATCGTGGCTGATACGTATGTACTAGGATATAATCATTACGATTACAATATGATTATAACTCCTTTAACAGGAGTATTTGTGTATGGTGAAAAGATACAACAGACATATGATTCTCCAGCACTGCAGCTTACAGTAAACAATTTTTCAGGTACCACGGCTAACGGTACTGTTTCAACTACCGTTCTTGTTGGTGAAAAAGTATATCAGTCATATGCAAACGGCGTTGATAGAGCCTTTGGATTAGTTGTTGAAGCAGGTATATCAGCGGGATCCGGTACAATTAAACTTTCTAATATTACCGGTACGTTTGTTCCAACATCAAATGCAAGCACAATAATGAAGTCGCAAACTTCCGGCGGTACTGCAAACATATCTACAACAGCAGTCACTACTTTTGCAACGACAGCTCGTGCAATTGTAAAAGAAATCGCTAACACAAGTTACTTAAAGTTAAAAAGAATTAATTTAGAAAATACATTTCAAGTTGGATCAACGATTATTGGTACAGTGTCCGGTGCAACGGCAACCGTTGCCACTATAGGTGAAGACTTTGCAACGTTGCCTGTTGGTCTTAATGCTAATATTGTAGCTAACGTGCAAGTATCTAATAATACGGTTAAGAGCTTATCGGTATATGATTCAGGATTCGGATATGTAGAACAAGAAACCGTTACGCTTGCAACGGAAGGTTCTATTTTTGAGGTTACCGCTATCGTTGGTCTTGGTAAGCAAGGCGTTGCTGAAGGCTTTTTCTCTTCAACAAAAGGATTTTTAGATTCTGATAAAAAGTTGCATAATAACGATTATTATCAAGAGTTTAGCTATGAGGTAGTTACAAAAATTCCTTTCGACAAGTACATCGATGTGTTAAAGCAAATAACACACGTTGCTGGTACTAAGCCTTTTGGTAGAGTAGAAGCAACATCAAAAATAGATACATCCGCTACCATCATAAATAGCATTATAATTTCATAAAAAATATGTCGACACAACTCATTACCAACTATTTTCGTTTACATAACGTAAAACAATTTCAAGAGTCAGTTAGCGAGACGGCTAATAGTGTGTATTACGTTTTTGCAGGACAACATACAACGTATCCAACTGGTGATTCGAACATACCTGATATTGTTAACACAGTTGATAATACGTTGTACAAATCATATCAAGAGATGGTGTTTGGCAAACGCGTTACTCCTTCCGATGTAGCTGTAATGGCACAGCGCCACGATTGGGTGGCAAACACACAGTATGCTGCATATCGCACCAACCAAGACATAACAAATTTACCATATTATGTTGGAATCAATTCTGGCGCGTCATATGATGTATTTAAGTGTTTAGATAATAATGGTAACGCATATTCAACAGTGCCGCCTGATGTTACACAAACTGCACCAAATGATGAGTATTACAGCACTTCCGATGGATATGTGTGGAAATATATGTATTCTGTTGGCACAGCAATTTTTACTAAGTTTGCAACGAGCTCTTATATTCCTGTTGTTGCTAATGGTCAGGTTACTGGTAACGCCGTATCTGGTGCTATCGATGTTATATCGATTGATTACCGTGGATCAAACTACAATACATTTTTGAGTAACTCATTTATTTCTACGGACCTACGCGTTGGTGGAGATCCGTTAAAATATAACATTGCCAATAATGCGTCCGCATCAAACAATTTTTATATTAATAGCTATTTGTATTTAACGGGTGGCACAGGGTATGGCCAAGGTAGTAAAATTGTTGACTATGTTGCTTTTGGTAATAACAAAACTATCACACTTGCAGAGCCATTTGCTATTGCTCCAACCGTATCGACAACATATGAAATTACACCATACGTTCTTATTACAGGTGACGGGGATAATGCGGTAGGCAGAGCAAAAGTTAATACGTCTCAGGCCAATACAATCAGCGCGATTGAAATTATTAATCGCGGATTTAACTATACATATGCTACTGCTACTGTTTTGGGTAATACTGGTGGTGTATCTAATGCTGCTGTACTGACAGTTATTAAAGGACCTAAGAATGGTCACGGATCCGATCCTGAGTATGAGTTAAGCGGCAGCGCGCTGGGTATAAGTGTGACATTTGCTAATACTGAAACCGGAACAATCCCTGTATCTAACGATTACCGTTCTGTTGGAGTATTGAAAGATCCTTTATTTTCAACCGTTACACTTACTGTTAGTGCTTTGACTGGTGGGTTCACCGTGGGTGAAACTGTTACACAAGCTAACACAGGCGCGCAGGGTGTTGTAACTGCTTGGGATAGTATTAACCAGCTTGAACTTATATCAGTAAACGGAATTATACTAACGGGTAACAGTTCTGTTAATTACTTAACGGGATCGACGTCGGGTGCTCATTCATCCGTGATATCTTATCAGGTTAATGGGCAAACCAAAAACTTTAATACATTTGATCAAAGAACGCGCTTTTCCTTCACACCAATAAACGGTGTGTTTACGCCTGATGAGCAAGTGTATCAGACTGATGTGCAGCTTGCTAATGGTATATTTCATAGCAACACATCATCAAATGTATATGTGACGCATATTCAAGGCACACTAAATACAGGTAATACATTGGTTGGACAATCGAGTGGTGCTACAGCTAATTTGCTTTATGCTTTTCCACCAGACCTAGTTGTTGGTTCTGGTCAAGTTCTTTATTATGAAAATGAGAACCCTATTACGCGCTCAGCCAGCCAGTCAGAAACAGTAAAAATTATCTTGCAATTTTAAGAGACGCACATGCCATTAGAAACATCTTTCAATGTTAATCCTTATTTTGATGATTATGATCAAGGTAAGGAATTTTACAGAATACTTTTTAAGCCAGGTGTTTCTGTACAGACACGTGAATTAAATCAGTTACAATCGATCATTCAAAATCAAATTGAAAAGTTTGGTAATCACGTATTTAAGTCCGGAACGATTGTTAGCGGTGTTAATTTTACATACATTCCAACATACAGCTTTGCTAAGATTTTAGATACACAGGCTGATGGACAGCCATCTTTACCTTCTTCATATGTTGGTTATTTTGTCAAAAGCAGTTTAAATTTGACAGCGCGTATTGTTAATTATCAGGATGGTTTAGAATCGCAATCTCCTGATTTAAAAACCTTGTTCTTGCAATATGTTAGTAGCTCAGATGCAGACATAGCTAACGGTAGCGCGGTTTATACTTCGTATGGTGCAGGTCAGCAATTGACCGTATTTAGTAAAGACTATCCCATTTTTAAGGTTACGGTTAACAACGGCGGCCAAGGTTTTTCTAATTCTGACACTGTTGTAGTTACTAGCTCTATTACTGTTAGTGGTAACACTGTAGCGTTTTCTAATGGTGAAGCGTTGACACAATCAACGACAGGAGCAAAAGTTGTAATTGCTTCTATTAATACGACAGCTGTTGCAAATACTATTATTCTTAAAGTTAAACCAAGAGCGGAAGATTTGACTAACAACGCGGTCAATTCTGCAGCTTGGTCTCTTTCGTCTGGTTTCAATGTTATTGGTAATACAAGTGGAGCTACGGCAAACGTAATCACGCTTATTGGTAGCAGTGCTCAAGCTTTGGTAACAACTGATACACAAGGTATTATTCAAACAATCACACCATCGTCTAGTGGTACTAATTATACATACCTACCAACAATAACTGTTAAGACTTCTAATTCGTCTGCTACCGTTAACGCATTAGATTTGGCCGCACAAAACTATAAAACAACAATTACAGTTGGTAATTCATCGGTTAATTCAATTGGTACTGGGTACGCATTCGGTGTATCAGAAGGCGTAATCTACCAGAAAGGATACTTTCTAAAAGTTGATCCTCAAATTGTTGTTGTTAACAAATATAGTACCTTGCCTAGCAATGTTGCTGTTGGTTTTACAACGGTGGAAACAACTATTGATGCTAATGCTGATGAGTCGTTATTTGACAATGCCTCCAATACAACAAACTATTCTGCACCAGGAGCCGACCGCTTAAAGCTGACACCTCAACTAGTGGTATTGACATCAACAGCAGCAGCAGCCAATGTTGACTTTTTTGCTTTAGCTGAGTGGAAAGATGGTAACGCGTTTAAAGAAAACCGCACTACAATTTATTCAAACTTAGCTGATGAATTTTCCCGCAGAACAAGGGAAGCGCAAGGTGATTATGTTGTTGATCCGTTTGACGTGGCTACGAGAGAAAAAACAACAGCAAATAACACACATCTTGATATTGTTATTGATCCGGGCCTTGGTTACATCTACGGTAACCGTGTAAGATCAGTATACAACAACTATATTAGCATTCCCAAATCAACAACATACTCAACATATCAAAACCAAAGTATTACTGTCAATTATGGTAATTACGTAATGGTTAACTGTCTTGCTGGTTTGTTTAATTTTAAAGCCGGTGATACTGTAAGTCTGCGCGATACTGCAAAAACTTATGTATCATCCGTCGTTATAGGTACGAGTGGAGCGATAACTCCAGCGGGCAACCAAATTGGTACAGCACGCATTCGATCACTTGTTCTAGACAGCGGTGTACCTGGCTCTCCAGGCGCTACATATAGATTATATCTATTTGATGTAACAATGTCCCAAGGATATTCTTTCCGCAATGTTCGTGGAATATATTATGATGGCGCGGTGCAAGATGGTATTGCTGATGTAGTGACCGTTATTGATACTACAACAGGCACTGCAATTGCAGAGCTCGTTGATACTAGTATGAGTCAAATGGTTTTTGGTATTGGGCAACCAGCTGTAAAAGCATTAAGAAACATTTCATATCAATACAGAACCGTATCTACTTCAGCGTTACAGCTTACAGCTGCTGGTCAGTTAATAATTAGCAGCCTTGGAGCAGGGCTGACTTTTCCATATAGCGATGGTGCTTTAACATCTACGCAAAAGAAAGATTTGATTGTATTTCCTGTAGCAAATACACAGGGTGCTGCTAATATTGCTGGTACAATCACGGTTACCACAGGAGTCGCAAACGTTACGGGTGTTAGTACAACCTTTGCTAGTGATTTAAAAGTTGGTGATTATATCAAGTTTGCAAATACTAGCGCTGCCAATACTGTTGGTCAGATCAAGACAATTGCAAACAATACCTTTCTTACACTATATGCTACTGCCGCCGCTTCCGTTGCATCTGCAAATGGTGTAATTTTTTATCCAGCTCTCTATCCTTTGCCGCTTGAAACAAGATCGGAAAGATCAGTTACTATATCAGGCACAAGTTCAATTTTGACGTTGGATATTGGTAGAACAACATCCGGTACAGTAAACGCGATCGCGGTATATAATGTTAAGTCTTCGAATGCTACGCCGGTAACAAAAACTATTAACCGCGACATATACGTTAAGATACACACAAGCAATAACGTTGGAAGTAATACAGGTCCTTGGGCTCTCGGAATTCCAGGAACAGCTCGTTTAAAGAACGTGTATATAGGTGATGCTACCACTGTTAATACCAATAGTACAGATGTAACTAAACATTTTTATATTGATACTGGTGACGATGAGAATGCTCACCGCAATGGTCGCTTAGTTATGAGTATGAATGCTGGTGTTAGTTTAACTAATAATTCGTTCATGCTTGTGAAATTAGATGCGTTTACAACAGGTGGCGCTGAAGGCTTGTTTACAGTTGGGTCATATTCGTTAAATGATACAGCAAACCTTGCATCTTCAACTTCGACAATTAACACATTAGAGATTCCTGAGGTAACTTCAAAGAGTGGAGCATATTACGATTTGCGTGATTGTTTTGACTTTAGGCCATTTGCAGTTAACACTGCTGTCCTATCCACAACGGTAGCAGGTGCCGCTATTAACCCCGCTAATACATTTGCTTTAAGCGGTGATGATCAGTTTTTCCCTGTTCCAGACTCGACAGTATCATTTGATGTAGATTATTATCAAAGACGTGTAGACCGTGTTGTTGTCAATAAGGATGAATCATTCAAAGTACTGCAAGGTATTTCATCTATTAATCAAGCGTTACCACACCGCGCAGAAGCTGGCACATTGACGTTAGCTGTGTTAAAGATTCCTCCATACCCAACGTTAGGCGGTGTGTTGAATGCAACATATAATGAGTTCAATTCAAAGCTGGTTGGTAATCAACAAGGTTTAGTGGGCAAGCGCGCCCGAATCTTTGCAGTTTCTGCAGCTAGCTCTAGTGGTGGCTTAATAAGCCGACAGCCTAAGCGCTATACGATGAACGATATAGGTAAACTGGATCGTAGGTTACAGGCTGTAGAACAGCTTGCGACGCTCAACACAGTAGAGTCAGAGATTAAAGGACTCGTGCTTCCTAGCGGGATTACACCATCAACCGAAAGATTTAAAAACGGATTTTTGAGTGATACCTTTGAAGATTATAGCAAAATTGATAGAAGCAACAGAGAATTTGCTGCTACCATCGATGCTCAAAAAGGGTTCTTGAAGCCACCAACAAAACAAATGAACTTCGAAAGTCAATTTGATTTGTCAGATGCTACAACTAACAATTGTGTTATTGTCGATAGTACAGGTATTAAAAAGCTGATACTACCATATACCTCTGAAGTATTAATTGATCAAAGTATTAAGAGTGCAATATTAGGATCTGATGGCCACCGTGTTCAGTTTGTAGGTAGTGGAATTATTAACCCTCCTTCATTCTCGGTTATTGCTCGTGGTGAAATAACGAAGCGCGTTGTTAATACTACTGTGGAAGATCCACCACCACCCACACCACCAACTCCAGGCATTGACTACTATAATTATGGTGGTGACGGCACGAGCTACACCAGTGACAACTACACCAGTGACAACTACACCAGTGACAACACGAGTGGTGACGGCGGGTGACGGCGGTGGCGATTAAATTTAATTTAAATAGGTATGTAATATGTCAGTATCAACTGTAGTAGACAGAATTAATCCAGTCGTGACGTTTGTGTCACGTGATCAAGCTTTTGACTTTGTTGTTAACGGATTGCTTCCACTTACAACACACTATTTTTATTTTGAAAGACAACTGCAGCCTGCAAACTTAATCAAGCCGTATGGTGGTAAAATTGGAGATCCAATTGTTACTGATGGTAATGGACAAGTAACTTTTACTTATTATTTTTGCTCCAGTATTACATCAGAGAAAACATCCCTTGATACAGCGCAAAAGCTAGCTGAAAACATTGTAGGTAAAAAGGAAGCTGTATTATCAACAACCAATGTTACATCATTGCCTGATGATTATAAAAGCACTTCACTATCGTTCTATGCCACAACCATAAGTATAAATGTGTATATACCACCAGTAAATGAGTTTGCTGAGTTGCTGCAAGAAGAAAACGTATTGATTAACTACGTACCATAAACAGGAAATTAAATGTCAACAGGTTTTGATTTAGCACAAACATTTTACGTAGATCCAGATGCAGTACAAGGTGCGGATTACGTTTATATAACTGGGGTCGATTTGTACGTTGCTGCAAAACCCACGGAAGGTAAAACCAAGTCCGGTATATACAGTCCAGGAATGTCTATTAGCATTTGTGGCACGTTTGAAGATGGTTCGCCTAATTTTAATAACGTTAACTCTTATAACGCGCGTTTAGAGTATGCTAGTATTGTTACTGACACAACAGGTACAACACCAACAACATTTACATTTCGTCACCCTGTAAGAGTTAATACAAAATCCACAAAAGCCTTTCTTATTAAATTTGATGGTAGTGACCCAGATTTTAAAATATGGTATAACAAAGCGGGCGACAACGTTTTTGGGTCTACAACAAAAACACAAGTTAATTCTGGAAAAGTTGATGGATACTTGTTTAAAATAACAAACGGCAAATCCATTACACCTGATCATGACGCCGATCTTGCGTTTAAGATACGTATTGCAAAATTTAGCTCTGCATCAACAACATTCAAAATTAAAAACAGACCATACGATCTTTTAAAAGTATCATCAATTACTGGTGCTTTTAAAGGTGGTGAAGATGTGTATCAAAAACGCACCGCTTTAGCGGGTACCATTAGTATATCTGATAATAGTCTTACTGTTACGGGGTCTGGCACTTCTTTCAGTTTTAGCGCAGGAGATAAGGTTGTACTTACTGACGGTACCTTGGGTAATACAGACATACGTACGGTTTTGTCTGTGGCAAATACGACATCGTTAGTATTGGATAATAGTCCTTCGTTTAGTAATGCTGCTGCTACATATTACAAAACTGTTGTTGGCACTATGTTTTATGCTGATCCAGTAGCCGATCATATTTTTATACAAGATTCGACCGCTAACAGCACAGTGTACTTAACGACTTCTACACTAATTTGCGGTGTCGATTCCCAAGCGCAAGCCAATATATCTTCTATTGTTGATTTTACTGTTAACGGAGTAGTTCCAAACTATGCGGTTAAAACACCACCAGGCACAACGTCCACAGCTACATTTAATTTTGTAAATTCATCTAATTCGATGATTTCCACAAACGCAATAGATGCTCCTTTGGGTCAACGCGCTCTAATTAATCAATATGCTGGTAAGTTAGCTTCGCGTACTAATGAGGTCGGGTATGCTGCTAACGCATCGTTTGATGGTACTCTTACATTTAATACCACTAATCTATACACATCACCAGAAGTGTATGAAAATGACTTAGACTTATTTGTTGAGCGTTTTGATATTAACAACCTTAGTACCGGAGAAGCGGCGGGACAGGGACAATCGTTAGCTCGTTACATATCTAAGCCAGTGACTTTATCATCTGATCAACGTGCTGAAGACTTAAAGTTATATGTTCGGGCATTTAAGCCATATGGTGCTTCCATACTAGCATATGCTAAATTTAGAAATTCAGAAGATCCAGAAACAACCGATGTTAAGAACTGGACTCAGCTAGTATTGAATTCAAATGGTGCAGAATATAGTAACCCAAGCAATATTACCGATGTGCTCGACTTCGAATATGATGTCCCATTATACGGTAGCGGTACAACTGCACCTGGCCAATTTACATCCACACTGTCAAGTGCTGTAATTACTGGTACATCGGGTACCGTAAACACGAACATCGTGCCAGGCAGCCTAGTACGTGTATATTCTTCGATCTTTACCAATACGTATTTTGTTGATACTGTTTTGTCATCCAACACTACAACGTTTACGGTGTCGAGCGCTATATCTAATTCGAGCCTGGTATCTACGGGCTTATATGTTGATGTAATTACAAATGCAAAAGATGCGTTTATTGATAATCAACACCAAAACGTGTTAACATACTTTAACAACTCATATGCTAAATTTCAAACATATGATAGTTTTGTTATTAAGCTAGTTATGCTTTCTTCGGATGGTACCAATGTTCCGTTTATTGACGACGTAAGAGCAATTGCTGTATCAGCATGATGGCCGAACAAGATAGTAAATTTATCCGCGATGCACGAAGTAATGCACTGATAAATACTGATAAGACTGGATATGAAAAATTTAAAATAGAAAGAGAAAAAGCGATGCATGTGCATCGTCTTACACAACAGGTACAGACACTGCATAACGAAATGCAAGTCATGAAGCAAATGCTTCAACAACTTTTAGACGGAAAATAAAATGGCTAGACCAGTAGCAAACGTTGTAATAGCAACAGATTCATTCGCATCGTGGGTAGGTGTCACCAATCAAATGGCCGATACGTTTACTCGTTATGCTCTTACAGCTAATAGTTCAACAATTGGGGCAAACGTTTCTGGCAACTCTCAGTTGTGGGGAACATTTAGTGCAAATACCGTTGCGGTTGGTGATTCTCTTCGTGGTGGTATCGTTAATGCTTCTGCTAACTTAAACATTGTATCAAACGCAATTTTTACCGGCGCAACTATCAATGCTACTAGTAACGTAAACCTTACAACAACTAATACATATATCAATTCAACGTTTACATACATTGTTGGTGGTATTGCAAACGTTACTTCTAACGTATCGATTACAAATGCTAACACATATGTCAATTCGGTTGCCCATTATATTGCCGGTGGTATTGCAAACGTAACATCTAATGTTTATGTGGTTAA